TAACTTTTGAAAATAAAGAATCTAAATCCACATTATTCGGATTGGTTTCCCAATCAAATATATTAAAAGGAGTTACTGATGCACTTACATTCTTTTGCTTCAGTATTCGTTCTAGATAATTCGTCCAAGTTGTCTCAACCTTGTTTGTTGAAGCCATAGCCCAAGACTCATCTCCATAATATCCAATGTCTTCACTCTTGGCATGCGAGGTCAGTGAATTTCCCAAAGCCAAAACTTTTTTGTAATTTATCGGTAATGGGACTAGTTCACCATCTATAACTTTTAGCTTATACGGATTGTTGTCTGCATCATATACATATTGTTGCTTGTTTAATTTACTTGCAATTGAGTTTAGAGTTTCATTTGTTTTCTCTATATCTGTTGCGTAGGCAAAAGCACTTTCCACGCTTACCATATTAAACCCGAATACAACTATACCTCCAAAATCGGTTGCCAACTCTGAAAAAACACCGTCCCAATGTGGTGAATATAGAAAAGTCTTTTCGCCAGATTGCTGTGCTCTTTCGTAAAACTGGCTGCATGTTGCAGAATCGTTAGTTATAGACAAAGCAACGGTTTCTCCTTTTTTGATTAATATATGCTTGTCTAAAACATTAATCGTGTTATTTCCTAGGCTTAGAACTACGTTAGTTCTTGACCTCTCCACAAACATATTTCTTTGGTCTAGAAGCCCAACCCTCAAAGAGAATACCCCATTTCCATTGACACACGCTTTAATTTGATGGAGAAAACCATCTTCATTAGCAATAGAATCACGAACCACTAGACCACCATTTTTATGAACCTCAAAAGGGAAAGTAGTTGGCTCTCCCGGGAAATCATCAATTCTGCCATAAAAATTCTTATCAAAATTAGTCTTGATTAAGGCTTTAATAGGCAATATATCAGACTTTTGGGCATAGCTTGCCTTATTGTAATACGAATCTATATTTTCTTTATCTTCCCTACCAGTAGCCATCATTAAAAGGGGTATAACATCCTCACTTCCTCTGTCAATAATAAATAAAGGTACAACGGCTAATCCATTCTTATTCTCAATTTCTTTCAGAAAAGAAGTTTCCTGACTTCCTCCTACGATATTACAATAGAACATTTCCGCTTTACCATTTCTGACTTCTGCATATACGATACTTACAGAATCCTTTGGTACGTCAATGCTAAATTCTTTAGTTAAATTTGTTCTTTTTGCATAAGGGAATAATATTACAATATTAAATTTACCTTTTATAGTAACAGAGGTATTATTATGGATAAATGTATAGTCATCTAAAATACCCCAATTAACTGCTTGATTGCCTTGAAATGCGTATGGTGAACCGAAATCAATAAAATAGTTTCCAAATTTACCATTATACATCCTTTTCAGAATATTAAGACCATTAAGAGAGCATTCCACGTTGTCAAAGTTTGGGTACACTCCGCTTTCATAGCCGATGTAGAAAACTTTTCCGTCTTCAGGGGTTGCATTTTTACTTGCCACTCCGGCAAATGTGTCATCTAAGTCGTTGAGTTTAGCACTAACAGCCTTCTGACTCATCACCTTATCCTCAGCTTCGCCTGATTCCTGGACAACACTCTCCTTGTCGAACTTCTTATTCAAAGCATCATTCAAGGTCTTCTGGCTTACAACCTTATTGGTGCTCACGCCCAACTCCTGAGCCACTTCCAGCAAGGTTGTGTTTACCCAGCTGCTGCCATTCTCAGAATAGAGAACATTAATACCCTGAGGAACAACGAGATTACCAAAGTTTTTATACTTACCGGCTTCGGTCGCAAAATAATACAATTTTGCACCGATAACTTTCTCAGGCACAGTACCAAGACTAGCCACACCCATATACGTAGCACCTCTTACGAGCTTAAACTTTTCTATGATATTCGTTATCAACTCGTCCCAATAGCTATCCCTCTCGGCATTTACACACCAAGTGCCTCTGTCTGCATTCCAGTAATGAGCCCAACCGTCTATCACCACAAAGTCACCGGCCACACCACCAGCAGGGAACTTTCGGTTCACCTCATAGATGCTGCCATAATCTCCCTTGTAATGAGGATCTTCTTTATTAATATCGTTAGCCATAAAATATTATATTTGAGATAATTGGTTATACTTTTCTGCCAAATCGCTTTCCTTCTTACTTACCAGGAAGATGCTGATGGCACGATAGATAAGATATTTCTTGCATTCATCTGTCAGGGAAAGGATGATCTTCTGGTCGGTCACTTCCTTTTCATGCCCAGCATCAGTAGAATACACATTCTCTAACTTTTGATAAGGGATGTACGTGAACAGTTCAACCTCATGATCAAACACCATGCCAGTCTCCTTAGCATGGTTGGCATCATACCTTCCGGCAGTCCAGTACATCAGCACTCGCTTTCCTGTAGTTGGCGATGTGGTAATCATGCCCTTTGGTTTCTGGGGCGTTCCCTTGGTCCACCGGGAGGCTTGCATCTGAGCCTCCTTGCTGCCCGGTTCCATCAGCATAGTCAGCGTGCTTTGCCAACTTCGTAGCCTCAACTCTACCAGTCTCAGCCAGTCTTCAGGAATTGTCAGGCATCCATGACCATCTGTAAACTGTGTCTGGATGGCATCATAATCCTGCTTGCCGCTTTCGTTCAGCGAAACTTCTACTCTTTTGGGGAGAATCATTTGCGCTGGTGCTTGCAGCAAAATCTGTTGTGCTGCCGTTTCAATGGCTTGCTTCATTTCCGTGTCCGAATCATCCGTAATGATGTCATTAACCTCATCATGGATCACTTCGTCCATAGCTATGCGCATTTCCTTCACAAGTTCACTCATAAGAACTTCCATAAGCAAGAAACCTATTAAAAATTATAAACTACAAACTAAAACTCAATCACCACACCCAGCTCTTTAGCCTTCTCCTTCACAGCCTTAGGTGATTTCAGTTTCCTAACATCTACCTTATACGTCTTCTGGAGATAATTTTTTGCCTTAGTGATGTTCTCGAAATGAAGGGCATTCTCGTCCTTCACCTGCTCTTCTTTTTGTTGCTGAATCTGCACTTCTTCCGGCTGGCTCTCATCAATGATACGGCCTGCCTTCGTAAGAGGGTGCTTCCTAATGCATTCTGCCACCTGCTTGTTATCCGTAATGTACGAATAGGCATCGTTGCTGCACCGTTCAAACTCAATGTTCTTGATCAGTCCGCTCGGCAGAGTCACCACAAAAATGAGCATGCTCTTAGCTACAAATCTATACATATCTATTTGTGTTTATGGTGAGAAGGGATAGTGAGACTGCATTAGCCTCAACTATCCCCTAGATTGATATATGTAGAAAACTATCAGTTTCTTAAACGATGATTACGCTGCCTCCAAAATCTGCTCATCTGTAACACCATCACCTGTGAAGACTGGTCGGGCTACACGCGCATGAGCATCAGGGAAGGTCAGTACCCAGCAGCTATACTCCTCCATCACAACACCTGCAGTGTTACGAATCAAGAGATCCTTAGCGTTAAACTCATTTCTACTCCATACACCGAAAACGTATTTGTCAAGATAACGAGCATCCAGCAAGAACGCTCTACCATCCATACCCCATGAGTTAAAAGCATCGTGACGATAAATAAGAATCTTTGTACCCATGCTTTCGAACTTCTCAAAATCAAGTTTCCAACCCTGATAGTCCTTTTCGGTCTGGGTAATGATACGCTTGTTAGAGCGAAGATTTGCAAATGCCTGATAGATTAAGTTATCAACGAAGAGAAGTTTGGTACGGCTAGAGTTACCAGCACCCTTCAATACTGCAGCGATAAAAGCAGAAAGTTCCTTCTCGCTGATCACATACTCATATACTGTTTTTTCCTGCTCTACAGTTCCGTCACCGGTACCTTCTGGATTAGGTACTTTTACCTTTGCCTTAACAATTTCACCATTCTCATCTTTCTTGACAGCCCAATGGCCAATCTGCAAGTCCTTGCCTGCTTCCCAGTAAATACCGCCCATGGTATAGGTCAAACCAACTTTCTCGCCACCATTCGACATGCTCTTTACACCGAACAGACCACTTCGCTCCTGGCCATAACGCATATCGTCCATAGCCATTTTTTCCTGTCGTGTGAAGTCCCATTTTACCTGAGTCTTACTCATACGGTTGATAAGTGACTCCTCAACCTGCATGATAAATCGCTGGCAATACTGGAAGCTCTTATCTGGCATAGAGTAATAACTACCAGTTTCAACCTCTTTCTCGCCTGCGGCTCTTCCGAGGCGCATCAGAGTTGTACCTACCGGAATATTGTCTTCAAAGTCACGGTTGCCGCGCGAAGGGTTTTTCTTTCCATTCAGAGCGTAGGCAATAGGGTTATTGTCATTATCATGGCTGATTACACGGAACTGAAGAGGAATCAAAGTACTCTTATTCGTACCTGTCTCATCATAGCCATAGATGCCATCTACCATAATAACATCACCATTATCGAAAGCTGCCGGATTTTCTACCACGAAGGTTACAGAGTTACCATTGGTCTGCTTATTAACCTGAGTAGTAAGTTTTGACATGATAGGCTTCTGACCGATAGAATAGTATTCTACTCGGACAGAATCAATAGGAGTCATCTTCTTGGATGCACGTAAAATCTGATCAATAGGACAACTCTCCAATTTCATCTCTACGACTGTCGGGTTAACATGAGCTACATAGTAATCCCAGTTACCCATAGCTTCTTGCTGCTCCTGACTACCACCCTGCCACTGAGGACCAGAGCCACCTACACCGGGACCATTCAAAGGACCTGTCGCGCCACCACCACCTTCACCAGATGGAATAGCAGGAGGATTTTCTGCCATCGCATAAGAACTTCCACCACTAAGAATCATGACGAGTATCGCCATCATGAAACCAAACCATTTCTTAAACTGTTTCATAATCTATACATTTAAAATTATTAATTATAAATTTCTAATTCTACATTCCAACCATCTTGCTGTACACCTTTCTGTACGGCTCTTTTTCCTTTGGAAGTGAAGGCGCACCACCGCCACCATCGATGTTGATGTTCTTCTTGCCGCCCTGCTTGCCATCATGCAGTTGTTTCTGCTGGTCAATCTTCTCGTTCTTACCACGCTTGTAGCCTCGCTCTTCTGCATCGGCCACGGCCTTGTCGAAGTCCTTTATCTGGAAGAGGCGCAAGAAGTCTTCCTTCTTCAAGCCATACCGAGCTGCACGCCATATGAAACCATCATCATCGTGATCCTCGCCATCATCGCTACGCTTGTAAAGCCATTCTATCAAATCGGTAATCGCCTCAGGCTTCAATTTCGCTTCTTTAATAGCAGCGTCAAGTTCGGCATCTTCCTGCTCCATATTGGCAGCAAGTTGCTCATTGTCCTTTGCTAGTTTCTCGCTGGCTTCAAGTTTCTCTTTCTCGCTAGCTTTCAAGCGTGCTTTAGCTTTCTCGTCACCATTGATGGCATCAATATAGTCCTGACCCATTTCATCAATAATGAAATCGATAAAATTGAAGTCGCTGCCATCGGCATTTTTCTTGGTCACAAGACCTGTCACCAGACTTGGAGCATGAGGGTTGTCCTGCAGCATTTTATTAAAGTCATCCATTTTCTGCTTATTCTGGTCATACTGGTCGTAATCGGTCGAAAGTTGACCATAAACAGCCTCATCATCATCCATATTCAAGTCAGGATAACGCTGAGCAAGACGCTCTCGGAAAGAATCTCGCTTTGACTTAACATTCTGATTATCAATAGTTTCTTTTGCCATAAATATTCATTTTTAATATTTGTGTGCTAAATTAAGGAAAATTTCGCATAACTTATTGATAAAATGCGCAAGTTGCTATATTAACTTTGCTAGCATGAAACATAAAAATTCTATATCCCAAATAAACCCGATACGAGACCGTGAAATGATCATCCTCTATCGCAAGGCTCTCGAAGTGGTAGAATATCCTACTACTACAGATAAGATATGCGAAGTTGTTTCATCGCTTCCTACCACCTGCTACTATATCTCAGATACATCAGCATTCAGGTACGTTTCGCTGCGTCTCAAAGGTATCATTCCTAAGTTCGATTTGGCTTCCTATCGCAAACAGCAATTATATGAAGCTCTGTATGAAGAAGTGCTCAGGCTCAGGGAACAGCGAAGGGAAAAATCTCCATGCTTGTATAAACTGGTAGACTTAGCCCTGGAGCGGCCTGCTCCGTGCTTGGGGCTTTCTCCTCGTACCATCAGGCAGAAACTTTCTGCCTATTTCAATCAAAATCGAAAAAACAATTCCAAATAGTAATATTCTGTCTATGCGAACATTATATATAACTCTCATCTGTATTTTTCTGATGGCTATCATCGTACCGCTACATGCCTCGCTGGCTGTGTCTCCATCATCGTCATTATACACCCATTTCGCCTATATGTTCGGTCATGCCAACTTTATACACTGGGGTATCAACGGCTGGTGCATATTGATGGTTCATCATCAGTTCCGCTTCCATCGCCTACTGGCAGCATGGCTCTGCTCCGTGTTGATGTCATTCGTATACTATCCGGCATTACCTGTATTGGGTGCATCCGTATTGATTTCTTTCTTCATGGGATTCTCTGCGCAATGGTATTATCGGTATCACCGCATCTACTTCTGGCAGATGATGCTCGGTATGGCTATAGGTTTCCTTCTCCCTTACATAGCTGGTATCTTCCACATAGTCCTATTCTGTTTAGGTTTCATCTATGCCAAGGCAGAGAGATTTATCCGACATGCCAACACACTTAACATTTAACACTCAACACTTAACATTATTATATATAACGAATGCCAGTAGCAAAATCCTCCTCAAAGGTTCGACCTCAGCAGCAGATTTCTGATAAGAAGCTCAAAGAGATTCTTGAAGAAGATAAGAGAAGACTCCAAAGTCTCCTCGCTAGTTATCGTCCCATTACAGGAGAGAATGCCCCTGGACTTCGATTCGAATGCGTCATCACTGATTTCCTGAATGGAAAGAAGCTCTGGCTCCCAGTAGAAATGTTGAAGGAAAAGAAGTTCTGCGCCATCATCAAGTGTGGTTCTATAGAGGCCTTCTGCGATAAGTACATGCCCGACTTCGATCAAGAGAAGGCTCGCGATGCAGTTTTCCGGTATCTCATCCGCTTGCGCTGTAAGCATGATTTTTATTTCTTCGCCTACGCCTACGCCCGAATCAAGAATAAGGATGGAGGTGAAGATATACCTTTTCTCCTCAACCATGGACAGATTGGTCTTACTAAGGAGTTTGAAAGACAGCGACTTCATGGCGTACTAGGCTCTATCCTGGTTATACTCCTCAAATGCCGCCAGTGGGGTGGTTCTACTGATACAGATGTCTATATGGGATGGATTCAGATATTCTGGATGATCAACTGGAATAGCAACATCATTGGTCACCAGTCATCATCTGCCACCCAGGTGTTCGATATGTACGAGAAATTGATGAATGCCATTCCTACATGGCTGTTCTATGATATTGGAATACCTTTTAAAGAGGATCCTCGCAAACTCAAAACATCAAGCACACAGAATAACATCAAGTATCTCATACCACGCGATTGCAAGATACAAACAGGTTCCGCCAGAAACCCAGAGTCCTGCCGTTCTGCCGATGCTGCCATGGCACATATCACAGAGGAAGCCTTCTTCCCGAATACTACCGAGTGGACTCCCCAGAAGGTTATCAACGCTGCGGTTTCTTCTATCCGTGTCACCGTGCCATTAACATTCATCGTCCGAGAATCAACGCCAAACGGACGTGAGAATGAGTTTCATGACGAATGGGTCCGTGCCAACTCTTTCGATAAGGATGGAAAACGCCTCTCTATCTATACTCCATACTTCGTGCCATGGTTCGATATTGAGAAGTATATCCTTCCATTCAAAACAGAGCAAGAGAAAATAGACTTTGTTATCTGGTTATACAAGAATCGTGAAGATGAGCAATATCATGGCTCTTACTTCTGGTGGCTTTGGGAAATCAAGGGTGCTACGCTTGAAGGAATCCATTGGTATGTGAACGAGTGCAAGAAGTATAATGATTTAGACGGTATGCGCCAGGAATACCCTTCTGATGATGTAGAAGCCTTCCTCTTCTCTGGTACAACTGTCTTCGACCCATACAAGTTGAAGGAAATGGAAGAGGATTGCAAAGGCATTGAGCCTATCATGGTGGGTGACATTGAAGGTGATTCTTATGATGCTGCCGATGATGCTTGTATGAACAACATCCGCTTCATCGAGCGTTCAGGCGGACCATTGAAGGTGTGGGCTGGACCAGACAACTCTGAGATTGTCAGACATCGGTATATCGTAGCCTGCGATATTGGCGGTTCTCACAAAACCTCCGACTTCTCAGATATTGTAGTCCTTGACCGATACGATGAAATCTATGGTGGTGTACCGGAAATCGTAGCTGAGTGGCATGGTCACTGCGATGCCGATCAGTTAGCCATGCGCTGTGCCCAGATAGCCCATTTCTATAATGATGCTTATCTGGTCATTGAGAACAATACTGCCTACTCGCGCATGAACAATACTGAGGGTAACCAGTCAGAGCTGTTCTTCCCTATCCTCCTCCCACTCTATGACAACCTGTATAGTGCCTCCCAGTCCAAACTGAAGAAGGTGAAGAATATCGAAATGAAATGGGGATTCAATACCAATAAGGCAACCAAGGTGGCAGTAGTGAAGACCATGGCACGCATCATCCGTGATGGCGGCTATATGGAACGAGAACTTGCAGCAATAGACGAATGTACCTATTTCCTCTATTACAAACAGAACGACTGCTATGGAGCAGTAGCCGGTAAGCATGATGACCGTGTTATGGCCAGAGCCATAGCCCTCTACGTAGAGAAGGATATGCCTGCACCTGAAATAGTCCCATTCCGTTCAAAAGCAGAGATAGAACGTGAACGTCTCCGCAACCGTCCACCTGTAGTAGCCGAGTTGTCAGGCATAGGTGGTGGCAGCTAGCCTCTATATAGCCAGCATTATAATCCGTCCCCTGTATAGTCACCGTTCCAGGCGATTCTATCGCCTGTCCATATAAGTTAATAATTAAAAGTAAAAAGAAAAATGAAACAAAGTTATTCTAACCTGCTGCGTAAGATGCTCATAGCCATCTACCAGCCTATCGTCACTCGTATCGAACTCTTCCGTGCTACACGCATGTGGCAAAAAGGAGTCAAGGCAACCATTGCCAAGTATAAAGAATGTGATGCGCCTCGTTTCTACATGCTCTACGACCAGTCGCATAAAGATTGGGCGATTATGACCTACGATCCTAACCGCAAGTGCATGCTCGCCTATCGAAAATTAGTCCAAATGGGCAAGTGGAAGGCAACACGCTACTTCAAGAACGTAGATGACATCAAGGCTGCCTCCTACTACTATACCCCTTCCAAGTGGGGAGCGCAAGGCTGCGATGCTGACAACAAGGTGCGCACAACCAAACTAAAAAACTGGCAAGAGTATTACATGTACCGAGTTTCTACCCTGATGCTTAAGTTACGCATATACAAGAAGAAACATGGTATTGACTAAACAAAAAGAAGAGGAGACCATCACGGCTTCCTCTTCACCACAATCAAATAACCTTAAAAACTAATAAACCTAAAAAATAAAATAATCTAAAATAAGAACTGAACAACATTTCGTTCAATATTATGAATTAACTAAGAACTTCTTTTCTACATAGCTGCCGAAGGAAGAGCTGCCAAATCATTTGCTCCATCGTTTACATCTTTCAGATGTGCTGCAGGCGTACCAGTCTGCTGTTGTTCAACTCCTGCAGTAGGCATTTCGCCATTCGCTTGCTGCTGCGCTTGCATGGCTTGTAGCTTCTCCAACTGTTCCTTGAAGTACTTCTTCATTCTGCTCGTACCAGGGAATTGCCCTACCGTAAGCATTGTGTATGGATCCATCTTACCGCTAGTCATGAAGTTCCAAGCCATATCGTTGTTCGTGGCTCTGATGATTGGGCTGTAAGCATCCAGGTCGATGGCTACGTCTAGATCCATATCCCTCATGGTCTCAGAATTGAAGTGAATTTCAAATTCATCACCTGTCAGTTTCACGCTGTCAGCATCGGTACAAAATTCCTGTATCAGGTAAAGTTTCTTCTTAGCCACACGTACCTTAAAGTTGTTGAAACTCTCAACAAAGTCCTGTATGGTGGTTGAAGATGATTCTCTTTCCAACTGATATTGCTTACCGCTGGTATTCCGGTGCTGACCTTGTAGAGCACCCTGTACACCACTCCCCTCGCTTGCCATCGTCTTGGCAAAGTTCACCATGAAGTCAACACCTGCCGGAATACTCTTGTTGACCAATGTCTGAGGTGGTTTACCTCCATTCTTCGAGTTCCACAAGATAATACTATCTGTTTTGGTATAGTTCACCTGCATTTCATCGATGCTCTGTTTCTCGCTCAATGCGTTCTCGTCAACAAGCATCGTTCCCTTGGCACCATTCGCTACAATGAAGTTGATCATCATCATGTAATGATTCAAGGTGCGCTGATTGTTTTCGGCTCGCATCGTAAAACTTCTTACTTCGCCATTCAAGCATGGATAGGCAACGAAGGTGTATGGATGGATAGAGGTTCTGAATCCGTCCCTGAGCACATAGTATGGTGATTCCCTGGCATCCAGCAGATAGCCATTCGGTGTGATATATCTTCTGAACCAGTAGGTTTCAGCCTCATCCTTAATTTCGATGGTCTTAAGTTCAGAAGGGTCTACATAGTAGATTGGCTCACCATTCTCATCGAGCACAGGAAGGCCATTTTCATCTTTCATGATGTTGGATTCCTCTATCTTGCGCTTCTTTTCCTCATAGAAGGCTCGCTGGTCAGGAGAAGCATAGTCACAATCTCCACTCTCCCAGTCATGAACCCAGATGGCAGGTCTGGTTTCTTTTGTCCAAATTTCCAATACCCGGTACTTGCCTACTACTGAAGAATGCGTGAAATCATCTATTCCGGCATACTGGGCTTCACCAGTCGGGTGATAAGTCTGTTCGGGCGCGAAATGGTGCTGCGTCTGTAGATAGATCTCACTGAGTTTATTAGCCTCTTCCTTGCTTCCATTTGTAAAGGTAGCAATAATCTCTCGCCAAGTCAAATCATGAGCCTCAGCAATAAATTCCACATCGCTCAGGTCATACTTAAAGAAAGGTGGTAAAGCTAGCTTAAAGATGTCTACAGAATAGTCAAAGATGCCATTCTTGCCATCCCTTCTGCCATAATAGGTTTTCATGCCCACAAAGGCGAAGACACAGAAGGCATAAAACATTCTCGCATCTAACTCTTGCCTGTCGTTCAAGTTGTCGTTCTGACGAAGATATTCATTGAAGAAACTGATATAGTCTTCCTCGTTTGGATCCACGGCACTACATGTAGCAGTACTGCGCTGCTGGCGCACAAGACCAACGAGCGAAAGAAGTTTGTCTCCGATTACATCGTATTCCAGTATTGGCATACCTTTCAGTTCCATATACTGCCGGATGGTAATCTTTCTTCCGTTCCATTCTATCAGCTCTTCCAACTGTCTTCCCATTACGAAGTCTTGCGCTCGCTTCCACTTCTTTCTCAGTTCTGCACCATCATAGAAGTATTGGCAAGCCCATTGCAGCAACAGAAGATTGCTTTCGCTCTGCGTAAACCGCTCCCGGCTCACTCCTTCAAGTGAGTCAGGTCCCGGCTCTGCATAGTTCGATATGTCATTTATTACATGATTGTCAACCATAATTCTTAATTTTTCGCCAAAAATACTCTTTTTTTTGCCAACCTTTGTGATAATCTGCGCAAATTATCACTCTTTATGCTCCCTTATATTGTATTTTTGTTCCGCAATTCAATTTAAAACGTTTTAAATCATGGGTAAATCAATCAATGTACATGAAGCCTGCGTCATTACTAAAGATGATAAAGGCAACTTGTCTCTGGTAGGAAAGGCAAAAGAAGCCCTTACCTCCTTAGATAAGCACAAGGTTGCTATCCACATCAAACTCTGCGATAGCAAAAAAGATGATGTAGAAAAGTTTCTTCAGGAGAATAATGTTCCTTTTACCTCTATCACCGCAAAGGGTGAATCACCAGAAGGTAAAGATGAAAAGGGCGAGAAGAAGAATGATTCTACAGTTACCGTTGTTCCTAGATCCAAGTTCGTCACACTCGATGGCGATTGGTCCTGGTGTTTGGATAGCATCGTCCAACGTCTCTGGGGCGAAAAAAAGAAGGAGAATCCGAAGAGTGAGCAGCAGCGCATGGATGATAGCATGGCTGATTACATACGCTGGGCATCACCAAAGAAAAAGGAACCAGAGAATGCATCTGGTACTTCTCTCGGATAACATCGCTCCAACATCTTCAACTTTAAACACACAAATGATTCATTAATCATAACTATTTTAAATTTATTTGGAATTAGATTTTTTATAACTATCAAAAAGGGACTCGCTGTGAAGCAAGTCCCTTTTTCTGTTTGTAGAAATATCGAACATAAAATTGAATTGGCCAAAGCCTATTTTCGAAAATATAGAACATTTTCTAGAGTGAAGTAGCCCGAAGGCTACTCCATTCCGTTCAACGTTTTAAGCAGCTCCTTTCTAGTATTCCGAATCTCTACCAGTTTAGCAGCATCGTTTGTACCATCCATTTGCTTCTTAGCCTTATTCATCTTCCTTCTTGCAGCAGAGATAGCCTTTCTAGCCGCAAACAGTCGCTTGTTGGTCTTGCTGTTCTTAAAGGCATTTGCCTTCGCCTTATCAACATCCTTCAAACGCTGATACTCCTGATAAGTCTCAATGGTTCCGTTCCAGACGTTCTGTATTCTCCAATCCTCCGTCACGTCCTCTGCCTTAGCCTTCATCAGGTACTTGCTTTCAGCCTTCTCCATTTCCTTCAAGTCTTCATCACCGTTCAGATAACCCTGCACCATGTCCAGAGCCTCCTTCTGGGTGAAAGCCTTGTAATCACTCTGCGAGAGGAATTTCTTCATCTTCTGTCGCATCTTCTTCTTTTCCGTGATACTCTTGGCAGCATCAAAGCGTTTACTAGCCTCCTGTAAGGAAGTCACTCCATCGCTCATTTCTGCACTCTCCAGTGCCTTCACCGAACCGATGGCAGCCTTAATCTGAGCCTCAGGATCAATACCATTGCGCTGGCAGCTCTGATAGGTCATCACCACGCCCTCCATGTCACCGCTAAGAATAAAGTCCTTGAAGTAACTCTGAGCCTTCCATGGAGAGAACCCCTTAGAAGAAGGGAAGAAGAAATCAACGGCCTTGAACTCCTTGTTCTCCTGACTCGGAATCAGGAAAGGTGCCCAGTACAAAGCATCCTTATAAAGCAGTCCGATGGTCTTGCCATACTTGCGCTGAATCTCCTGATCTGCATGGCTGGCTTGGAAATCACTCAGATAATTAATATCATCAAGCGTCATTCTCACCATAGGGTTAGCCTTACCTATCATTCGCTGTACCATAGGTCCAGGGAACTCTAGTTCTCCCTTATGATTGAAAAGGTATTCCGGAACCTCACGGAACTGCTTACCATGTCTCACATACATTTCCGTTCCATCCTCATATCTGCCAAGGAAAATCTTGCTCTGCTGACCAAGACTGTTGCCTCGCATCAGATAGTCATACCATTTCATGCCCTCGTCACCATAAGCCAGTTCATACATGCTTTTATAGCTTGGGTTGGTCTTCCTGATCTCCTCAGCCTTTTTGCGCTCCTTCTCCTCGTCCAGGGCACGGAAGGCAGCATTGATGCCATTGGCAATGCCCTCATAGAATACCATGAATCCGATACCATAACAGAGGAGTGCAGAAATCTGTCTGCTTCTTCTGCCTTCATCCTCCGGTGTAAGTTCCTTGTGTTTGAGCCTCTTGTAATACTGCTTGAAGTTCTCAAAGGTAGCCTCATTCCAGATAGATCCATAACCGGTTAATGCCAGGAAGTGGCGTGTAGTAGAAGCATTCCAGTCTGGCGAAAGAAGAACTCGTCCTGCATAGCGCAAGGTTCGATGGCTGGCTCCCAACACATCCCAGTGCTGACCGCCAAACATATCGTTCACAAACTGTCCGTCCTCGTCCAAAGCCCGGCTCAGTTCCTCCTCAGTCCAACCCTTCTTCTTGGCACGCTCTTTGGTCTTGTCTGCCCTCATACGATAGGTAGCAAGTTTCAGTCCGTCATGAAGGAAATCCCACAAAGCTACATCCATGCCCTTATTGATGAGCGAAAGCATCTGCGTTGCCACCGTCAATGGCATAGAAGCCTTAGCCACCGTTCCGGAAATTTTATTTCCGTCCTTCAACCTCTTCTGCACCTTTATCATCGCATCGCGCATGTTGTCAAACATGTTCTGTACATCCGCTGCAGCATAGTCGTTGGTCGCTCCGAACTTCACCAGATGGCTAGCAGCCTCTTGGAAGTCCTCAGGATTGGCGAAGCAAGGCAGCTCATGGTTCTTGGCTGTATCTGCAAAGATATACTTCATAAAGTTGGCCATAGCCTTCTTAGGACCAAACTCCACCATATTCTGTACCATATAAACCTCCGTCAATGCTCCAGCATGGAAACCACTAAAGCCCAATTCCAGTTTCTTGGCACTAGAAGCAAGCGTATCAAACGTTTTCCAGAATGGGGATGACTGATAGGTATCAAACACAACACCAAATCTGTCACCGGCACTAGCCTCACTATAGAGCACCTTTTCGTTGTCAGTGATAGGATTCTTCACCTTCACTTGCTTTGGAGATACATTATATACCCATACAGGGCCTACGCCCGGAATCTCAAAGTACTTATATTGCTCCAAATTGAATGGAGCAGAAGAAGAAAGTAGTGGATCAGTAGAAATTACCTCTCCTTTTTCATTCCGCTCTATCACGTTCAGTCCGGTCAACTCCTGCAACATGGTCTTGTTAGCCCAAGCCTCAATATTACTTCTGCTGTAGTAGGCCATCATTTTCGTGATGTCTGTAGTCTTTGGCACAAGTCCGGCATAAATACCTTCCATTAATGTACTGATGGTTCTCGGCTTCTCATTCGGACTCTTGGTGCGCTGCCTATTCTCCACAAAGGTAGCATACGCCTCAGGATCAGATTTCTCTTTATCCCAAATATGATTTACGTAGTCAACATTATAACCAGTGCCAGCTTTCAAAGTATGATTATCCATTAACCAGTCGTAGGTATAGTTATACCAGTCACGGATGGAATCAATGGCAGCCTGCATTTCAGGAGAAAGTTCCTTATAATTGATACGTCCTGGCACTACCCTCTCTTTTACGAGTTTCAAAACATGTTTACTGAGGATGTCCGTTCCATCACATGGAACAAAACCTTCTTCGCCTTGGTGATTGGCATTAATTGCCTGAGCCATTTTGCTTGCCACCTCGCTCACAGCCTTAGGATCATCGTATACCTCTATCTCCTTGCCTTTTTTAATCTCTGTATGCTTGGTAATCAAGTCTGTCACGTATGGCTGGATAGCCTCAACATCAGCTGGCTGGATATGGATATGTCCCTTATCAAAGACACCAGTGGCATTCAGATTGTGCGCCATGTCACGCAAACGTCTAGGAGCCTCTATTATATAAGGTATAGTCTCGGCAAGTTTTTCTGCCCGGTTTTTCTTTCCCTTGTAATCAGATAGTAACTTGTCAAAAACACCGCTATCAGCCATCTTCTCGATTCTATTCTTCACATCATTGATATAGATGGCATCATCTGCACTCGCCTCCTCCATATTCTTGCGTCTATGAATCACGGCATGCTTAACGGTCATTGCTGCACCTTCCTTGCTCACGTCCGTACTGGTCACTTCTGCCAAATCCTGCATTACCTGCTGCTCCAGTGCATCAGCCTTCGGATTGGTCTCTGCTGGGTAAATCTTACCCTCATATAAGTCCAGATCGGCTTGCTGCTGCTCCAGCAGATCATGTTTGGCCAGCCAGTCCTCATACTTGCGTTTCACCTCCTCCTGCTTCTTCTTTTCGAAGGCAAACATATCTGGCAAAGGGTCTTCCTGGTCCTTCATGGCTGCCTGCCATTTCTCATATTCATGAATACGATTCATGTAGGCATCATCCTCTTCATTTTCCATTCTGATAGGCATACCAGTAAGTTCCTCGCCAACAAGGTGGTGGCGTTCACGCCAGTCTTTATTGAGCTGTGCCCATTCCTTTTTGCCTGCTTCATCCTTATCAATGTCGTAGAACATTGGAGGCTCTGGGTTCTCTTTATCCTCGCGTGCATTCTGCCATTTGCGCCACTCCTGTACACGTTTCATGTACTGAATAGTGCTTTCGCCCTTCTTCTGGCGTGGTTTACCCTTACCTGCACCATCAGATAGCGCATCCTTGATTTCAGCATTGCTAGCCTGCTTCATCATGGCTTCCTGCTTCTCCCGAGGCATTTCGTCCCAAACGTGAAGAGCCTTGCCAGCCTTCATCAGATAGTATCTCAAATCCTTGTCATTGAGAAGTCCCGGCACACGAACACCCAGCTTCTTAAGCACCTTGATAAGATAATGCTTAATCTTGGTCCAAAGAGAAAAGTCCTCAGCAGTCTTAGGACCCTCCTCGGCAAGATGAGCGATATACTCCTGCGTTCCCACATTCATGCGGTCAGGGTTCTTCCAGTCCGGATCATACTTGTTGGCAATATCCAAAATCTTACCGCGAGTGCTTGCTGCGACAGAATTATAAACGAAATTAGCGAACTTTCTCACGCCATCTTCGCCACCAAGAAGTACTTCCATACCCTCATGGCCTATCTTCTCATGCAGCACCGTTCTCTCTGCTTCGTTGGCATCAGCACAATTAGGCAGATAAACATGTACCGTGTGCGTAGTAGGGTCATACCATCCTGTAGCACCATTTTTCACATCACTCAAATAAGCATCTGGAACCTCATCCACAGAAGTGTAAACTGTAGCCTCAGCACCACCCAGTTTGTTGGCAGTGTTCACTACCCGGTCGCTCACTTGTTTCTGCTTGTCTGCATCCCAGTTGTTCTTGAAGATAGAGCTGCCAAGTCGTGCCAATACATTTCTGCCAGACAAGTCATCCTTATTCAGCAGAGGAGCAATCACGCCCTGGGTCAACTGCACCGGAATACCATTGCCAATGATGGTGTGGGCCAAAGATTCCGTCTTAGGCAATTTATAGTCATCGCCCAGTCCGGTAATCCTAGCCAATACCCTACCATCTGCACGCAATACCTTTCCACCCGGCATGATGATCACATCACCACTCTTGGTTCTCAGCGTAGGCAGAATTTCATCCCCATAGGCATGAGGAATCTTGCCATCGGCATAAGCACTACCCATTACATAAAGAGGCTTCTCCACCTTCTGCCAGTCGATTCCGTCAGCCTTCAATCTGGCATCCATCCATGGAGCCACACCGCTTTCCTTCACCTTCAAAGTAGGAAGAATATCCTCCACAGCCTCTAGCCATCCACCCTTACGTGGTTGCTTCTTTGGCTTTTCAGGCAGTTCTCCGTCCTTCACGGCTCTAATAATCAGTCGTTCCCTGCTGGTATAGCCTCCAAAATCTGCGGCATTATACACATCAGAATCCCATGTATAGCCATTCTTATCAAGTGACTTGGTGATAATCTTCATCGCCTCAGAGTCCTTGTAGCCCTTGACGTTTTCGATAGTCACCACTCGCGGCTTCACGGCATCAATGAAGTCGGCAGTACTCTTGGCAGTCTCCTTGTCAAGTTCCACCTCTCCACTATTACTTTTGGCCTGCGAATAGTTCTTGCATACAGGCGAAGCATGGAAATACTCAACCTCACCATCAATATGCTTCACTAGTTCCTTCGGGTCCACGTCTCTCACGTCAGCCGTTACAATATGCTGCCCGAAGTTATTGCGATATACACCGCTTATCTTTCGGTCATATTCCACAGCCACGACTGGGTCGATGATACCCTTCAAACCTTCCTCTACCAGTCCACCACCGCTAAAGTAGGTTCCAGCCTTCATCAGAGAATCAGGATGCTTCTTCAATTTCTGCTCCATGATAGGTGATTTCACCTCAGTCACTCGATGAAATCGGACATCGCTCTTGCGAGAATTGAAACGCTTAGAAGGAGGAATAACGTCACCCTTATCATCATAGGTAACAAGGTCGTTCAACTTTCTATTATTCTTGGCATTCTTGTATTTATACTCCTTGCCATCATCAAAGCCAAACTCGTTTGCGTCATTACCATCCCACCACAGTTGATTAGCTGGCACTTCATCCTCGATGATACGATATTTGCCTTCCAGTCGGTTCGTTCCGTGCATGTCGGCATATTTCTTAGAAGGAGTGACCCAGTCACCATCACGTAACTTACCTTCCTTCACGGAAGTAGGAACAGCACGATAAACCTTTACCTTAACATCCTTCTCGCCATTCTTAATGGCATCAATAGCCGTATTGATAGCTTTCACAGATTCCAATCCATGAGGAGTGTTCTGCGAATAACGCTCAGGGTGAGAGAAGTAATCATCTGGCTGAGGAGAATAGCCCAAGGCAATATCCTCCAGGTTCACATCCGAACCGCTGGATTCCCAATCGTCACGTCTCGCCTTGTCGCTTTCATATCCAGGGTTTCCCGGTGCAGCCCATGCACCTACGCCCTGATATGCGCTTTCGGTATCATCATACCCCTTGCGTCTGGCAGCTTCATCAAGCATTTCCCTGGCAGTAGCATCATCACCCTTGGCAAGAGCATCCATATACTGCTTGTCAAGTTGATCATCAGGAATCAGAGAAAGTTCCTCCAGGTGCTTTTGTCGCTTGGCTTCCTCTTCCTCAGCTCTCTTTCTTGCAGCTTCCATGGCGTTACGCTGCGCCTCCATCTGCTGCTTGCGCTCCTCTATCATGGCATCAACGTCACCAAAGTTCTCCTTCAAGGCTTCATTTACAGGCACGGTGTACTTAAGAAGTTCCTTGAAAGAGGAAATCTTATCTTCATTTGCCTGCAACAGATGGCGTTTGATATTGGCTCGGGCACGTGCAGCCTCAGCAGTAGAACCCTTCTTTATAGCATTGGCATACATCGCCACATCAGCCTCATCAACCCCAAATTGCTGAGAAACAGCCTTTATTTTATCCTCCACAGATAAATTTCCATCATTTCCCTTGGCGGTTTCAGAATTATTATCTACCTTTGCACGCATAAAAGCATTTCCATCGGTTTTGCGTGCTCCTTCCGGAGTGTAAGTGTTGCCTTCTGCAACATGGGACGCATCTGATGGATTTGCTTTTCTATCTGAATAGAAATTCTGAAAATGTTCCTTATTTCCCACAGGTTTTGTTACCACAGTATAAGTAACGCCACTCTCTTTATCTGTATATGAGTATTCTATCGTTCCTTTTTTACTAGGTTTGCGAGTAGAAACGTTCAACATTTTTGGAAGTGAAAGAATATCATCAACAGTGATATAATTCTTGTTTACACCAAAGTGACGATATAAGCTATGTTTAGTTCCAGCATGATCATCATTTCCCTGTCGCATAACCATAATTCTTTCTGCTCCACCACTAGTAAATGAAAAATCTTTATTATTATCTTTACCAGAATAAACATCAGCTACAACCTGCTGAGCCTTATCAAGTTCTCGACCTTCAAACTGTGAAGCAACATTCTTCATACGTTTCTTGGTAGTAGAACCCATAAACTTGATGTCATCAGCATTCTCAGCCTCATGAAGTTTAGTACGTGGATCCACACCATTCGCCAAGTCTCTCAACACAAGATTACGAATATCCTCCAAGGTCATTTTCTTAATGTCCTCAGGCTTCCACTTCGTAAATGTATCAAGAGTCCAATACCAGAACTTCTTCAGCCACTCCTTCAACTTATTGATAACACTCAGTTCCTTGGCTGTATCAAGTGGATTCTCCTTGATAGCATCCTTAGTCATCTGTTCCAGAATGGCAGCTCCGTCCTCACCGGTCAAACGAGCAAAAGCCTCATCGCAAATCTGCTCATCTGTCAGATGATTATAGTTAGGATCCTGCTTCAAATCAGCAAATAGCTGGGTCTGCATGATGAGTTTATCACCATGCTCTATAAGTTCCGGATTCATGTTTTTGGCAGCAGTACGCCAAAGATGCTGGTACTCATGGATAGGAGTATTGGGATTCAGATGCTCCTGGTTCAGCACAATCTCCTTGCCATCAGTATAGCCATAAACCACACCCTTACCCTTTAAATACTGCACTCCAGGCTCAGCTACAGCCTTCAACTGATTATCTAACTCAACATACTTATGGAACAAGTCATCAAGTGTATCTTGATACTTTTCAAAGGATTTATCCCTGTAGTCAGTCCAAACATCATCTGGAATATCGTTCTCAGAAGATAAGCCATGCTGATCCATATAGTCCTGCATTAACTGATTTTGATACTCTGCGCGCTCTTTCTTCTTGGCATTATAGGAATCCTCGGTTTCTTTAATCTGCTTCTCTAACTCGATTCTCTTATTGAGCAGAGATTCTGCCTTATAAGGGTCAAACTCGCTAGGGACATCACCCTTTACGTCCTTAATCTGTTCCTCAAATGGCTTATTGAGATTAAATGCCTTGTAGTTTCTTATCTTCCAGGCATTGGTATAGTACTTGCGCCACTTCTCTGCTAAGTCCTTCTTCTCAAAGTACTGAGGAGGTTGGTTCGGATTATCCATATTGACGATGGCATACTGCTTAAATTTGTCCGGTCTGTTCTTGGCAGCCCAGTCATAAGCTGCCTTGGCCGCCTCCTTCTGCTCAGGAGTCTTGATATAGAAGCGAAGACGAGGATCATTCAAAAGCATTTCTACTGCCAGGTTATCCTGCGCCTCAGCCACCTTCTCCATATCCTCATTGCTAACAACCTTCACAGGGATGCCAGCCTTCTTAAGCATAGTAGATACAGCATCATAAGCCACCTTCTGCGCCTCAGTCAGATTCTCCGGCTTCACCTCCTTCACATCGCGGTGAAAAGGAAGATCATCCATACTCATCGGTGCATCAAAAGGAAGAGCTTCATTTTCTTGCTTAGCCTTTTTTGCCTCCTCATGCTGAATCATGGCATAATCACGGAAAGGCTTAGTCTTGCGGTCAGAAGACTCCAGCCACTTGTCAAAGGTAGCCTTAGGCACAGAAGTAACCTTACCAAGTCCCTTCCAGCCTTTAGAGTAGTTACTGAGATAAGCCTTAGTAGCAGCCGCCTCATCAGGATAGCCATACATCACCTTATGCTCATAGAACTCTCCAGTCTCTGGGTTCACCTGGTCAACTACATAAACGTTACCATCAAAAGTATCAAGGTCTGCAGCATCATTGATGAACATATCAATATGATCACCATCCACGCCTATCTTACCAAGAATATAGCCATAAGTATCATGCATGGTCACGCTCCAAGGCTTACCCTGCTCATCCTTACCGCTTCGAGTCACACCCTTTGGAGTCTCAACAGTGAAGTTGTAACCACCAAAAGTTAAATGCCCCTTCTTATAGTTACCAGCCTTCTTCTGCGCCTCTGTTGGCTCAGTTTCCGTTTCAGCGATAGCATTTTGCAATTTTTCTGAAAATTTCGTGCCTTTTTCTTGCAAGTTATCAGAATTATTTGTATCTTTGCCACCAGAAGAATTGAGATCATTGCCTTGGTGTGAAGCGCTGCCAGACTGCTCGCTGCTTAATGAGCTTTTACTGGTGGTAACACTTGCGGTTGCAGCGTCCGTAGAAGAGGTTTTTTCATTCGCGCCCCTCTCCCATAGCAATGGTCTTTTTTCCAATCCCTTTACTGATTCATAGCCAGAAGTCTTTAGACCGTAAAACTTACCATTATCATTATTTATCAATATGGTAACGGCACGTTTACCAGTACGTCTACGCCCATCTTCTATAGAGAACACCAATGCGCCATCATACCCAAGACGCACATGATCAAAATTGTTCATCACATCACGAACAAAGTCAATAGCCTCATCTGGGGATGAAAACTTCAACTCCGTATTGTGTCTGTCCATCATGTGCTTAATCATCTTTGGCGTGAGCCTAAATGGTGCTGCAGTATAGCCTATCTGCTCAAACACCTCTTGTGGTACATTAGCCAAATCAATATTACCTTCTGCATCTTGGTAGAATTGTTCACCATTACCAGCGGTTTCGGAACTCAAAGAGTATTTTGCTGATACATCGTTAACTTGCTCTTGCATCTGCTGTTCCTTCTCTTCCTCATAAGCCGCACGCTGTTCCTCTTCTGCAAGATCCATAGAACGCATTTCTTCTTCTGCATGCGCTATTTTCTCTTTCAAAATATAATTTTTCAAGTCGGAATACTTTTCTGCGCCTCTCAAAAGAGCAAGCAAAGAGTTTCTGATTTCCTGCGTGTTCACACCCTGATTACGAAGATTATCAGGGAGGTTATCATAAAGACCATTAACATACTTATCAAAAGTCTGTCCCTTACCTTCTGCCGCCAACACTTGAATCTTTTCGAGGTCTTTTCGAGTACCACCAAATTCCTGTTGTAAACCATTAAGGAATGTACCATTTACCTCACGACCTTCATAGTTTAAAGCATGACGTCCGATACTGCTGGCTACATATTCGTCAACAGTATACGGATGATCATCCATGAAATCTACAGAAGTATCAGAGTAGAGTTTTGCCAGTCCGGAAATATTTCTATCATTAAGATACTGTTCTGCTTTCACTCTTCTCTGCTCGGCTGGACTCATGTCATTCAAGGCCTCTTCTCTGGCTTTCTGATTCTCTAGTTTATAGAGCTTCTTCAAGCTATCGTTCTGTGCTATCAAATCTTTGGCAGAAGCGGATAGATTAGCCATTCTTGCCTCCAAGTCAGACTTGGTAGTATTGAAGTCACGAATCTCCTCATCGGTAAGGTCTGATTCTCCGAGAAGATACTGATTAAGTCGGTCATCAATATCTTTTAACTGGCGATGAAGTTCTTCTTGTGTCTTGGAGATTTCCTTGCGCTGAGAGAGAATATAGTCGCTAGCCTCATCCATAGTAGGATATTGCTTCTTAAGTTCCTCGTCTGTAAGCACAGGCACTTCACGCTCATCAGTAACGGTAAGAGCCTCTTTGTCGATACCGACTTTCTTAATGTTGGCAGTACGCTCATCCTTTAACTCACGCTTCTCCTCCTCTGTCATAATGAGGGAACGAATCTTGTTCCAGTTGTCGTAACGAGTGATCAAGTCCTCCAACTGCTCCTTGGCAAGTTTCAGATTGTCTTCTCTTGACTGTGCTTGCTCTGGCTCCAAGTCGGCATTGGTATCAAGCCAATCCTCTGCTTCCACGATACGCTTGCGAATGTTGTCAATCTGCTCCTTGATGTCGGAACGACTGCCATTCACCAATTTGATAAGCTGGTCATGGTTATCGGCATATTGCTCCTGCAGATACTCTGCAGCCACCTTAGGGTCGGTTTCCTTGGAAGAATAGTCTGGCTTCTGCTTACTCAGCCCAACAATACCATTGGCATAACGCTGTTTCTTATCAGCCTCAGCCTGAGAAGCTGCTTTCTGCTCACGTTCAACGTCCTCGGCATCCAAATGCTCATTAATGGTATTGTCGAGCGCATTCTTGCGCCATGCTGCAAACTCTTCTTTAGATAGGGGAAGATAATCTTTGCCATCAGTAAGTACAATCTTTCCGTCCTTGCTATATCCGGCAAAGGTCATGTTGATATTAGCATCGCCCTCCTCCATGGCAACTGTTACCTGATCATTCGGTTTCAAACCGCTGCCATCAAACTGGCTGATAAACTGCTGCGCTCTTGCATCCTTCTGCTGAGCCACCGCATTTTCGATGTATTCATCAAGAGAAACAGGAGTGCCTACCACTTTAATCTCGGCATTAGATACTTGCTTAATCATAGGCTGTCCCTGCTCATCAGGAACGACAACAAAGGCTCCACCATATTCGTTAGCCTTCTTCAGGAAGACCTGTTTTCCGCTATCCAGAGTAGCTGGCACGATGTTTCCGTCTTCCGTCTGGTATGGCCAGAGCTGCTCCTTTAGGGCATCACCATAACCATCATCAGCATGCTGTAGAGCATCGATAGCACCCTTCTTGGCATCCATTGCCTCTACATACTTACTAATAGCCTCTTTCTGTGCTGGAGCCAAACTACTTGCACGCTGAGCCACAAACTGCTCCATATCTCTACCTTCATTATAGGCATTGGCTACAATATCAGGCATCTTCTCGTTATCAGCAAACGCTCGCTTCAAACGTCCTGTTGCCAAATCGCTATTATAGTCAATAGCCTGCAAAGCCTCAGAATCCCCATTCTTATAGGCATTCTGTCCCATAACAAAAGCATCAGAGCTTGCAACCTTAGGCTCATTTCCTGCACCCTCAGCAGCAGAGTTTGCAGGGTTTGCAGCAACTTCTGCATCACTCGGAGTGGTACGGTCTTGGTACGGAGCAGGTCCCTCTGAAACTGGAGGCTCCTGATTACTAGCAGAACCCTCTACAGAAGCAGGTCCCTCAACAGGAGTAGCTGGTTTTTCGCCCTCAACACCACCCTGCTCAATGCGCTTCTGCTCATTACCATGGGAAGTATTATAGAGATCATCCATCGTCTGCTTCATTTCACGTTTCAGTTCAATGGAATTGTAAAGTTCCTTAAGATAAGACTCAACTAATGGCGCATACTTCTTATCTTTCGACTCCAAAGCCTTACGAAGTGTACCGCGCGCCACGCCATGGGAATCCTCAAACGTGTTGACAAACTCCCTCATCACAGAACTATTCTCCAGAGCACTGTCATAATAATGACGGTAGGCGTTAACCTGCTTCTGCTCCTCATCAGTAAGGATAATACCCTTCTGCTGCTTATCCATGATCTCCTTGATGGCACCAGCATTCTGATGAAGGTAAACCGCTGCCTTATCCTCATCCGTCAATTTCTCACCCATATTGTATTTCTGGGCTGCCTTGTTGTATAAGCCATCAAGATGCTCCTGCGTAAACTCATTGTGGAACTCACCTTCCAGCACAGAAGCCAAACCAAGAGTCTTCTCATACTCCAGTTTCTTATCTGCCTTCTGAGCCTCATCAAGAGAAGCAAACTCCTTTCTCTCAACAATACCGCCATCCTTATTTAAGGTTTCGAGATAAACCTTGCCATCATTATCCATCGGCTGCACGATGATGGAATCTACAACTGGCGAGAAAGAAGAAGGGCGTTTACCTTCTACAACTGCCATCATCTTAGCCTTCAACACCTCCGGCACGCTCTTGTCGTTCATCAGGTCCATATACTTCTGGGTTAACTGCCCATCAAGTCGCTGAGCATTCTCACCAACCACAGCATACTCCCCGATGCCCATCTTCTCAAAAGCATCACGAAGACCATCATAGCCGAATCTCTTCAACTCGGCAATATCCTGATCAGTGAAATCAAACTTCTTGTTAAACTCCCTTGCGTCCTTGAATCGAGCATACTTGCCCACCATGCCCGGCAAGCCGATAGCAGTAAGGTTCGCCATGCTCTCCAAGAAACTCTCAGCAGCATCCTTACCTGTAGGCTTGAAGTTCGGATCATGCGCCATACGCTCCAGCATCTGATGACCAGTCATGATACCGGAATCCGCAACCTTTCCACCAACATCAGCAAGAATATTGGTAGCCAAGCCTCTGCCCTTGCCTACCATGTTAGCGATGGTTCCACCCTGCATGATAGCACCTACGGCACTCTGTTTAGCCACTTCGCCCAAAGTGTTGGCAATAACCTTACCCACGGAAGGATTGTAAATCTTGCCATTCTCATCGAACTGACCTGTACGATAAATCTCATCAATAGGCTTCGAGATTGCGGACTGACCACCAAAGGTAACAGCACCATGCGCGGCTCCACTCTTCAAAGCCGCGGCCTTACTCTTACCGATAAGCACCTTGGCAGCTCGCTCAGCCACCCTGCGCTCCATACCCTTAGCCATGAGGTCACCAGCCAGTTTACCCTCTGCCTTGGCTATCATGCTCTTGGTCAACTTGCCACCTGCGGCTCCCGGCAGCCAATAACTCCAGGCATCACCTGCAAAGGTCAGAGCACCACTAGCCACGTTCTCCCAGAAGCCAGGCTGATACTGCTGATTGGCAATATCCTCCAGCCAGTTCTGGTAGTCCGTCTGAACAGCCTTGCGAGTAATCTTACCCACAATAGTGTTACCCAAACCAGTCTTCATGATGTACTCTGCACTACCCTTAGGCATCATACCCTTAATCTCTAGCTGGTCGAGTTCATTCTTAAGAACAGAATTGATCATAGGCTTGAACTGCTTAGGATCACTACTCTGAGTGCCATTCAAGCCATATCGCTGCATCACCTTAAATGCCGCATTGCTCATATCATTCAGGAACTCCGGATTCCGGTAGAGCCTGCCAAACTTCTTCTGCAAACTAGAAAGCACCTTTGCAGGATCCTTGGCCTCGTTTGCCTCATACTGAGCACCGAGTGCTGTACCTAGACGAAGATTAGCCGGAATAAACTGGCTTCCTTCCATTCCCTCCGTAAATGCCTTACTGCCTGCCTCCTGAGCCTTGTTGTACTCATCCACTACAGATGGATTCACATACTTACTGATAACACTAGAAAGAGCATCATTGATGTCCTGATTCATCAGTCTGTCCTGTACATTCTCATCATGCGAATAGAGGCGTGTAGCAATACCCTCAGCGATGTCACGATATTTCGGACCATACTTGTTAACCAAACTCTGTACCATAGCTGGCTTCAAGAACAGTCCCACATAGTCATCATAGCTGATACCCATGTTATATGCCTCCTGCTTCAACTTATCCTGCACACCATGGCTATACCATTGCGCTTCAATACTCTTCTCTGCATCCTGCACAGTATCATCAGGCAAAGAAGAAACTACCTGGTTGGTAACGTCCATAGCCGAACGGTTGGCATATCTGCCCAGAGCAGACTTCACTATGCTCACTGCCTCCTCATTGCTATTGGCAGTACCATCAGCCAACAAGTCGGCAACCATATTCTCAAAATAATCGCCCTGCTTATCCGGTCTCTGCTTCCAGTTCTCCAGATAGTTGGCAAGTTTGGCATCCATCAACCCCTCATTATTCACCACACCAGTTGGAGTCGTAACAGGAGCCGCCTCTTTAGATTCAGGAGAAGCCTCCTTCTGTGATGGCTGCTGTACCTGCTGATTATTATCATGTGGCTGCTGCATATTATCACCAAGAAGCATATTGGCAATCATGCCACCCACTTTCTGCTCTTTACCTATATTTCCGGCATCAACATTAGAAAACATACCGAGTGCTTGGGAAATGATACCAGGCTTCTTTAACTCACCTCGCTGATACTCATCATTCAGCTGAGCCAAGTCCTTGAAGTTGCCAGGCTTATTGTCAGGTGAATTGAACGCATCAATCACCTCTTGCGGATATTGCGTCTGCTTTTTCTCCTTAGCAGAAACACTCTGCCCACTACTCTGAGGAGTTGAAGGCTTTTGAGCAACAGGTGCCTTAGCTGAAAGATATGTCTCTAAAGATTTTTGGTCTTTAAAATTATCATATCCTGCTTCACTTAATGCATTATAAAGTGTAGCTACATTTTTGCTGTCAGAAACATAGTCTCTAAACTCCTGCTCTGTACCAACATCATCATAACCATCATCAATTAACGCTTGATGTAATTTCTTTATATTATCGTCCATATTATAATTTTAAATGTTTACCTTTATTTGTTTTGCTATTATTTGATTTGCGACCAATGCCAATACCAAGACTCTTAGGTGCAAGACCTTGTTCTTCAACATCATCAACAAACATTCTTTGAAGACTTGCATTCCACTGCTTGCCAGTATCTCCATTTTTACCGATGCCATACTTTTCTTCATAAATAGAAGCAAGATTATTGCCTCCCTTCTTTTTCATGTGATTATAGTATTTGATGAACCTTTTACCATATTCTGCTTGAGAATATTTTGGCGTTGTTCTAATCGTCTTATTAGTTGCAGCATTGTTTCTTGCTGTTGTCGAATTATTCACGGCAACATGAGAACGACTATCTGCAGCCCTTGCAGCTGCAGCATCAGCCTGATTGTCCAGCAACTTACCCTTCTTGCCTCTCAGTTCGTCCTCAGTCTTCTTCTTTGATTCACTGAAGTCTGCAGCTGTAGAATGCTGTCTTGTTGATTGAATCACTTCTTCAACCTTTACAGGAGTGAGGGCATCCGTTTGGTTCTTCTGTGATGCACGATATTCAGCTAGTTTCTCATTTGCCTTTGCAGCAGCCTCTGCCTGCATCTGTGCCTGCTTGTCTTGACGGTCCTTCCAGATATTCACCAGCATCTGGTCATAGCCCTTAGCTCTCAAAGCATCTGTAGCCTCCCTGATCTTGCGCTGGCGGTCGGTAAGCTCTTGTGCAGATTCAATCTTCTGCGATGGCGCACCTTGTGTAGTACCGATGAAATTGCCAAGATGCATCAGGAAATTGCTCCATTGCTCCATCTTGGCCTGCCTCTCCGCTTTCTTCTTCATGGCTTCATTGGCAGCTACGGTTTTATCTCCATCACCCAGAGTATTGAGCCATGGCATGAAGACAGACCAGTTTCCATCACCATTCTTCTGGTAATCCCTCATAATGTCATAAGGCTTCATCTGCTGCAAGATAGGATTCTGTTCTATCTCGGCATAAGGTCTGCTCCAGTCTATCTTGATACCCTGGTTAGGCTCCACCTTGGTAACTTCCTCGGTTGGCTGCTGGGCAAAAGATTCCTTGCCACCATTCCCAGTAATACCGGTCGTTTCTATGGCTGTACCCTTTCCCGGTTCTGTATCAGTTGTCTGAACTGGTACTGCAACCTCCAGCTTCACCGCATTATCATCAGGGAAATTAGTAATAGGAGTAACGGCAGTAGCCGGGCGTTTAGGAGTTAAATCATCTAATGTAAATCCCATAATTACCTCCTTCCTTAAATTGGCAATTTACTTGCAGCTCCAGCCAAGCCACCAGCAGCATCCGTGATACCCTGAGCAGTCGAAAGAGCCTTTTCCATCTTGGCTGCAGCAATGTAGTTAGTCATCGTGTCAATCTGCGAATCAGCAGTATTCCACACATTTTCTTTGGTCTGAGCACCTTGCACGGCCGCCTCTTGCATCATCTTACCCACCTGCTCCTGGGCAGCCTGCTTACTCAGCGCAACCGCTTCATCAGATCCACCACTAACAATATTGGTGTTCTTTGCGGTTGCAGTAGCATTATCCAATACCTTCTGGGCATTGGTCACGGCTACCTGATTCTCAGCTGACTGAGTAGGATCCTGATAATACAAGTTGTCACGATGATCCTTCACCTGTTGCATACGGTCTTGAAACATGTTGATATAATCATTATATCCCTTGTTTCTTGCTTTAGCTGCTAGAGCACCACCTACAGCAGAGGTCAGTCCACCAGCAATACTTCCAATAATTCCCATAAAATTCGAATTTTAATGTTTAAACTGTTCAAAAGTAATGCGTTTTTTGCAAAGGTTATTGATAAATTGCGCAACTCAAACACCCATATATGATATTTTTATGTATATTTGCACCCGAAAACTATCAGTGAACATTAAAAATCAATAGAATATGGCAGTAAAACAAGAAAATAATAATGAGCCGAAGCCAAAGAGGAAGAAGACTGGCGGACGTAAGGCTGGCACACCTAATAAGGTTACCAAAAGTGTGCGTGAAAGCCTCCGTGATGCTCTTACTGGCTACATCAATGGCATCAATGAGAAGAAGTATTCCCTCTTCACTGATCTCATGCAGATTGAAGAGCCTGCCGGACGTCTGGCGATGGTGGCAAAGTTCCTTCCATACGTGGCTCCAAAGCTCCAGTCTGTATCGTTCAATAATGATGAATCCAGAAACTTATCTGTGGAGGAATCTTTCATGCAGTTGGAAGAGAAATTTGAGAAACAAGAAACCACTATCAACATCAAAAATCTCAAAATTGTTAATAATGGCTAATTATAAAAAATGGGTAGCCCTCTCTAAATTTTCTTCAACTTTAGAGAAGACTACCCTTGACTTGGTTATCGAGCAAAAACGCTCTATTTTAACTTATATTGGGTCAATTTTAATCTGTATTAACACAAAATAGCTATTTTATGTCCCTAACTCGTTCAAAGTACTTCGTCTGGTCCTTGGTGATATTCTTCACCTTGATCTGTATCGTGCAGTTCTTAGGCACAGTATCATTTATGCTGGCCATGAGCTGCTCTATTATCTCATCTGTGTTCTTGTAGCCCTTGCCATCCACATGAGCCACAACCTCACCCATGAAGTAGGCATCAGCACAGAGTTCAAAAATTTCCTCTACGTTTTCGAATTCAGGCACATGATACTCCTGCATTCGCCTGCTTGGATCATTGGTAAAGAAGACCTTCTCCACCACCTTCTCATTTAGTTCCCAAGCCCTAGAGAAATCTGGCTTCACATATCCGCTTGTTATCCTATGAGCTGTTGCATGATTCATAGCAAAGCCTATCTCTGCATAGTTGGCACCAATATCATTCTGGGCTACTGTGGCCCAAGTGTGCCGGAATGTATAAGGAGTATAAAAATTATCATCAGGCATACCCAAATAGTTCTTACAGATAGCTTTAATGAAATGTACCAAATTCGTATCCATAGAACGATTAGTGGAATACATTTTATGAAAAATAAATAGATAAGGGTCACTTTCCTCAGAAAAATATTTCTCCAAGGTTGGTAAAAGCATATCCGGCACTCTCATTTCTATATACGCTTTATCATAACGACGCGTACTTGTTTTCTTTCTCTCATAGTGCAAGATTCCATCATAATAGTCCGCCTTTTTCATTTTCATGAGGTCAGCTACATTGATGCCAGCCAAGCACAATATCATCTTGCAAACATCCAGAGCCAACTGCTGCCGTGGATATTCAGGAGTAACGGCAAAAAACTTTCTACACTCCTCCAGTGTGATGGCACGCTTGTGTGGACCTGCTTTTTTCTCTATCTTTATCTTATTCCAAGGATTGAATTTTATTGGCATAAGACCTGCCTCCTCATCATTAAATTTCTTGATACCTTCCAAATAAATACGCTTAACCAAAGAAGGATAATAATTTCTGCTACTAGGCTTATTCTCCATGGTTTTCATCCATGCTGTCAGAAAACGTACAGTTAAGTGCGAAAACATTACCTTATCAGTACCAGCAAAGTTTTCCAAATGTTTCAAAGCACTTTCATAAATTTGGCGTGATGAAGGCTGCAAAGAAAGTGATTGAAGATAAGAACGAGCAAATTCAGAGAAACAAATATCCTGTGCAGAAGTCAAAAGGTAATCTCTAACCTTATAAACAGACCAGTCAGTTATATCAAGTCTGTTCAATTTGTCAACCCAGCCATTTATTTGGCTCATACAGGCTGCGAGCACGAATGAGTCCTTCACCTCTTTCGTGCCCTTAACCAATCCTTTGTCTGTTACAAACTTATCGGTCTTAACTACCAACTTTTGACGGTTATGCAGTATTCTAATGTAAACTGGATAATAACCATCAGAACGTTTCTTTGAAACTACCACTTTAAATGTTGCCATATTACCATATTTTTTTTTGCAACTGTTTTGCAACATTACATTGCACATGTCCTATTTAACGTGTCAAACGTAAAATTTTAGCACGAAGATAAGTGCTTATACATCAACACATTAGATATATATAGCTGATATTCAGATATTTATCAAAAGCCATGATATAAAATCACAGTTTTAATCATATAATTAT